CAACTACGGCAGTAATTAGTGGCCCTATCGCAGAAGCAGGTGTTATTCAAACCTGTGCTGGAGCAACCACACTTACGTTAGAAGACGGAACAGAAGCAATTGGTGACCATATCGATTTCTTATGTGACGGAACAAACTGGTTAATTAATGGAAACTTCCAAACGGCGGCATCTATTACGGTAGCTTAATAGCAATCGAATTTAAGGGCTCCTTCGGGAGCCTTTTTTATTGTGTGGAATTAAGTTATAATAGGGTATCTTTTCAATGAGCGGGCGAAGCCCCTCTTCTCATAGGAGTCAATATGGCAGATTCAGTAACAAGCCAAACAATCATGGACGGTTCTAAAACTGTTGTCATGAAGTTTACAAGTGTATCAGACGGTACAGGCGAAACAGCAGTAGTAAAGGCAGATGCCTCAGCACTACTAAATGCACCAACTAAACTTAAAATTATGCGCGTGTGGGCAATGACTGATGGACTATCAGTAAATGTTCTTTTTGACGCTACTGCAGATGTTCTTGCACTATCTGTACCTGCTGGTTTTATGGAGCACTTAGACTTTAGGTCTTTCGGTGGAATCAATAACAATGCAGGCTCAGGCGTTACGGGTGACATTTCCTTCACGACTGTAGGCGCAGGCGCAGGCGACACCTACAGCATTGTCTTAGAATTATCTAAGTCGTAGGAGCAGCTAAGTGGCTACTTCAGGAACTACTGCATTTAACCTAGATGTCTCAGACATTATGGAGGAAGCCTACGAGAGATGTGGGCTAGAGCTTCGTAGTGGCTATGATGCTAAGACAGCACGACGCAGCATGAATATCATGCTACAAGAGTGGAGTAACCGAGGCATAAATCTCTGGAAGGTTAATAAAACCTCGCAGGCTTTAGTCAAGGGAACCGCGTCTTATACATTAGATGCTAAGATTATTGACTTACTAGACGTCAACCTTAAACGCTCAACTACTGAATTATCAATGTCGCGTCTATCTAGGGCTGATTACCATGCCCGCCCTAACAAGACTACCCAAGCTAGGCCATCTCAGTATTACGTAGAGCGTACAGCAACTCCAACTCTATACGTTTGGCCAGCCCCTGAAAATGCTACCGATACTATTGAGTATTACGCAATGGAGAAACTAGAGGATGTAGGTACTAGCCTTAATAACGTGGACGTACCTGTTAGATTCATACCCGCTTTAGTTGCGGGCTTAGCTTATTACATAAGTATGAAGAAGAACCCGGAGAGAATTACACTGCTTAAATCAGTTTATGAAGAAGAGTTCACTCGTGCTTTAGAAGAAGACAGAGAGCGTGCAAGTAGCTTCTTTGTACCTCGTAGGATGAGACTGTAATGGGTAAGTATGCAGGTGGTACCTATGCTAGAGCTATGTGCGACAGATGTGGCATTGAGGTTAAGTACTCTACACTTTTACTTGAGTGGACAGGCTATAAAGTGTGTCCTGATTGCTGGGACCCTAAAACAGAACTAGAATTTCCTAATAAACCACCTGTTGATGCAGAGGCTTTGATTAACCCTAGGCCAGATGTAGATGTAGAAGCAAACGAAGGCGGTATTACAGCAAAAGACGTATCAACAGGAGACACACCAATTGGTACAATGTTTAGAGGATTCGAGCCAAGTGCAGAACTTGGCTCTGTTACGGTGACTATATCATGACATATGCAGAATTAGTACAATCAATTCAAGACTGGACAGAAAACGACGAGTCTACCTTTACTGGCGAGTTAGATTTAATTATCGAGCTTGCTGAAAAGAGAATTTTCAGAGAGTCTGACCTTAATAACACTAGGAAGTACTCAACAGCATCATTACCCGCAGGGGATGAGTTTTTAGCTCATCCAACAGATGCAGTAGTTATACGCTCTTTACAAAGTATTGACTCCAGTGGCGACCGCGCCTTTCTACTCCAAAAAGACAAGAGCTTTCTAGATGACTATATTGTAGACAGAAGCGCTACCGGAACGCCTAGATATTACTGTCATTGGGATAGTGATACAGTATATATTGTACCTTCGCCGGCTGTTGATACAGACTTCGAGATGGCTTATACCTACAGACCTACTGGACTATCGGCATCTAACACTACTTCATGGCTCGGTACAAACGCCCCTGATGCTTTGTTCTACGCATGTTTAATCGAAGCATCTATATTTATGAAAGAAGCTCCGGACATTACTGCAAGCTATACGGCTAAATACCAAGAAGCTCTACAGAGACTTATTGTAGAAGAAAACTTTAGAAACAGGAGCGACGAATACCGCTCTCGCTCAATTATACTAGGAGATTAGTAATGGCTATTACACAAGCACTCTGCACCTCATTTAAAAAAGAACTATTCGAGGTAATCCATGATTTTGATGCGACTACTGGCGATACTTTCAAAATAGCACTGTATACTTCTTCTGCTAGTTTAGGAGCAGCTACTACTGCATATACTACGTCTGGGGAGGTAACCGGTACCGGTTACACCGCTGGCGGAAACACACTAACCAAAGTAAGTCCTACATCCTCTGGAACTACTGGATTTATTGACTTTGGTAACACATCTTGGACTACTGCTACCTTTACAGCGAGGGGTGCTTTGATATACAATAGCACCAATAGCGACAAGGCAGTGGCGGTCTTAGACTTCGGAGGCGATAAAGATGTATCCGCGGGTACTTTCTCTATCGCCTTCCCAACACCAAGCAGTTCAACTGCAATTATAAGAATAGCATAAGCACAGGAGAAACAACATGGCCTCAATTAGTTTTTACAACAACGCTACTAAGGATATCTTAGACGGCACGATAGACCTAGACAGCGATACAATCAAGGTATCACTACACGCTAGTACATACACCCCAGCAGTAACTCATGACTTTTTTGATGATTTAACTAATGAAGTAACGGGAAGCAACTACACAGCAGGCGGAGCAACACTAGGCTCTACAGCAGTTACTACAGTGACTGTAAACGACGCTATGTACGACGCAGCAGACACAACATGGTCAGCTCACGCATCTGGTTTCAGTACAGCGAGATATGCAGTGATTTATAAATCTACAGGCACAGACTCAACCTCTCCTTTGATAGGCTACATTGACTTCACTACAGACCAAGACAACGTGAACAATGATTTAACTATTAAGTGGAACGCTAGCGGAATCTTACAGCTAACAACATAAGAGGATGACTAATGGCAACTTCGAGAAAAGCACCTGATTTAGTACTTGATACGTCCCCTCAACTTGGCGGCAACCTAGATGTAAATGGGCACACTGTTGATGGTGTAGACATTGCAACAAGGGATGGTGTCTTAACTTCGACAACTACAACAGCTAACAACGCACTGCCTAAAGCAGGTGGTGCAATGACGGGTGCTATTACAACTAATAGTACCTTTGATGGTGTAGACATTGCAACAAGGGATGGCGTCTTAACTTCGACAACTACAACAGCTAACAACGCACTGCCTAAAGCAGGTGGTGCAATGACGGGTGCTATTACAACTAATAGTACCTTTGATGGTGTAGACATTGCAACAAGGGATGGCGTCTTAACTTCGACAACTACAACAGCTAACAACGCACTGCCTAAAGCAGGTGGTGCAATGACGGGTGCTATTACAACTAATAGTACCTTTGATGGAAGAGATGTAGCTACTGATGGTTCTAAACTAGACCTTATTGAAGCAAGTGCAGATGTAACTGATACAGCAAATGTAGTTGCTGCGTTGTCTGCTGGAACTGGTGTTACTATTAGTGGTGCTGGTGTTGTTGCTGTATCGGCGGTAGCTCTTACCACTGTTCAAACTGCTGTCAGCCAAGCTGCTCAGCTGGCTCTTACCGCTCAAGAAGGTGATGTTGTTGTTCGTTCAGATGAGAATAAGTCTTATGTGCATAATGGCGGTACTGCTGGAACTATGGCAGACTACACACTGCTTGCCACTCCGACCGATGCTGTACTAAGTGTTAATGGGGTTACTGGTGCAGTTACTGCTGCTCATATAGCAGCAGCAGTAGAAGCCGCTAGTGGTTCAAATACATTTACAGATGCCGACCACACTAAACTAAATGCTATTGAAGCCTCAGCTGATGTAACTGATACAACAAATGTTACTGCTGCTGGTGCATTGATGGATGGTGAAGTAACTAACCTTGCTCAAGTAAAAGCCTTTGATACAACTGATTATGCTACCGCTGCTCAAGGTACGACTGCTAATGCAGCTTTACCTAAAGCAGGTGGTGCAATGACGGGTGCTATTACAACTAATAGTACCTTTGATGGTCGTGATGTAGCAACAGACGGCTCAAAGTTAGATGGCATTGAATCAGGCGCTACAGCAGACCAAACTAATGCTGAGATAAAGACTGCTTATGAAGCTAATGCTGATACTAATGAGTTTAGTGATGCTGAACAAACAAAACTAGCAGGAATAGCTACTTCAGCTAACAACTATGTTCATCCAAACCATAGTGGCGATGTAACATCTACTGCTGATGGCGCTACAGTAATCTCATCTGGTGCAGTTGATATTGCAATGTTATCTGCTACAGGTACAGCTTCAGGCACTACATTCCTTAGAGGAGACAATACTTGGGTTGTACCTACTGATACTAATACTACCTATACATCTTCAGACTTTACTCATGATGACTTAACTGGATTCGTAGCTAACGAACATGTAGACTGGACTACTGACCAAGGTGCTACCAATATCCACGCTGGTAATTACACAGATACTAATACTACATACAGTGTTGGTGATGGTGGATTAACACAGAAGAACTTTACTACCACTCTTAAAGATAAGTTAGATGGTATTGCTACAGGTGCAACAGCTAATGGAACAGTAACAGGTTCTGGTACTACTTCAGGTACAAACACAGGTGACAATACAGTTTGTACTTCAGGTACAGCTACTACTGCTGCTACTCTAGCAACAGCTAGAACTATCGCAGGTGTATCGTTTGATGGTTCAGCTAATATATCTCTAAATAACAATGCTATTACTAATGGCGCTGGTTATACAACTAATGTAGGTGATATTACTGGCGTTACTGCTGGTACTGGAATGAGTGGTGGCGGTACATCTGGCACTGTAACACTAAATTGTACTATTGATTCACCATCTGAAGTAGGCTTAGGTAACTTATCATCTAGTGGTAACGCCCTTTCAGGCACTTTCACTGCGACAGGTGATATCGTGGCTTACTCTGATGAACGCTTAAAAGAGAATGTTGAGGTTATACCTGATGCTTTATCCAAGGTTAAACAGTTAAGTGGTTATACATTTACAAGAAATGATTTAGATGATACAACTAAAAGATACACAGGTGTTATCGCTCAAGAAGTCTTAACTGTACTGCCTGAAGCGGTGGTGTTAGGTGATACCTCTGAAGATACTATGTCAGTTGCCTATGGTAATATGATGGGTCTAATGATTGAAGCTATTAAAGAATTAGAAGCTAAGGTTGAGAAATTGGAGAATGAATAATGGCTTTACAGAGTTCAGGAAGAATTGATTTAAGTGATGTAAATGTTGAGTTAGGTAACTCTGCTACTGCTAATATCTCATTAGGTAGTGCAGCAGTTAGAGGGTTATTTGGTGTTGCTAGTGGGACTATTAGTTTATCTGATGGTTATGGTGCTAGCGGTAGTACAAACTTAGGAACAAGGGGTATATTTGCAGGTGGAGAACTAGGGTATGCCCACCACAATGAGATTCAGTACATAACCATAGCTACCACAGGTAATGCTACTGACTTTGGTGATTTAGTTTGGGGGCGTGCGGGCCTATCAGCTTGTTCTAATGGCACTAGAGGTGTATTTGGGGGTGGTTACGATTCTTCAACTTACTTCGATATGGATTACATAACTATAGCTACAACAGGTAATGCTACCGACTTTGGTGATTTGACAGTAGGTAGAGAGCACAACGCCTCCTGTGCAAACACAACTAGAGGTGTATTTGGAGGCGGTTGGGATGGCACTCAATATGCCTCTATTGATTACATAACCATATCCACCACGGGTAATGCTGCTGACTTTGGTGACCTAGCATTTTCAATACAACAGCTAGGTGCTTGCTCTAGTTCCACTAGAGGTATATTTGGAGGTGGTACAACGGGTACAGTGGTTGACAATATTCAGTACATAACCATATCCACCACGGGTAATGCTGCCGACTTTGGTGATTTACTAAGCGCTACCAGCCTTATACCTGCTTGTTCTAATGGCACTAGAGGTGTATTTGGGGGTGGTTACACAGGCGCAAACACCAATGTTATTCAGTACATAACCATATCCACCACGGGTAATGCTGTTGACTTTGGTGATTTGACTTTCGCTAGAAATAGTTTAGCTGCTTGTTCAGACGGCACTAAAGGTGTATTTGGTGGTGGTGGCGCTGATAATATTATGGATTACATAACCATAGCTACCACAGGTAATGCTGTTGACTTTGGTGATTTGACACAAGGAACAAAGGGAATATCTGCTTGCTCAGGCACATAAGGAAACTAATATGAGAAACAATACAAATAAAGTAATAAAACTAGACGAAGCTAAAGACCAATTAAGTGAATACAATGGCTTTAAGGAACTTCAAAAGTCAGTAGGTGGCTTATCTACAATCACAGACGAGAAGTTAGCAATAATTGCTTCTAAGATGCCAGCGATTGATAGAGCAAATCACACAGCAGGTCGTTCACAAACTCAAACTACCAATCAATTAATGTCATTAACAATGATGTCAGATAGTCCTTACAGAATGATGCGCCAATGTTTATCTCAGATTGAGAAGAAGCGTGGAGCGTTAGAGGAATCTTACTTCAAGATGAAGAAGAAAGCTATCTTAATCAAACAATGGTATGCCAAAGGTGATGAGATGTCTGTGGTAAAAGCACAAGAAGCTGAAGCACAAGCATTTAGACAGAAAGATTATATCGATGGTGCTTTAAAAGAGATTGCTACTTTCCAATGTGCTTATGATGAAATCAGGGAGTCACATAATATCCCCGAGAAATGGGATGAACGTGATGCTGAGATAGCTGAAATTGACCACCATATTAAACAAGCGTTTAGACAAGCACACAGAGACGTAGTACAGACTGGTAGTATCACTGGTGGTAATATGGAGTATATGGAACAGTACGGTATTCATATTCAGACAGCTACTAAGATTATCAGAGACTATGTTGCTAGAGAAGACAAGATGATTAGCGAAGGCAAGATGCCTACTGTTGAGCATCTATATGCTTTCCTAGACAGTATGGCTGTACAATTCAATGATGCACATAAGCTAGTAATGAAGCGTATAGGCATCAAAGAACTAATCAAGGAAGATTTCTTATACTTGGAGGATAAAGATGATAATTAAATACCAGTTAGAAAACAGAACAACACCTACAGGTACAGGACTAACAGCTCCTGAATGTATTTCTGATGGCGGATACGCTTTTGATATTGAGGACAGCACCTATACTGGGCACGCTGATAGTACCCAGCCTTTGTGTGCTTCTTGTGTTGAGATAACAGAGGTAGAACTAGAGGAACGGAAAGCTAAACTAGCTAACACACGCGAGTGTGCCATAAGGTCGGATGGTCAAGCTAGTTATACAGAGTCACTAGATAACGACACCAATGGGTTTATGGTAGTAAAAGCATACCCAAGTAACACCCCTGTACATTACTATACCAAAGGTGATAGTAGCTGTGATTTCTACTCTGAACGTCCTGAAGGTCGTAAGAAGTATTGGACTAACAATATATCACCTGAGAGGTATAGTCAGCCTGATTCTGATAGTCAAGTATTAGGATGTTACAGTGAGGTTGAAGGTAGTTCCCAAGAATGGTACTATCACTTTATTGTATTCGAAGATATGATGTCTTTTGTTAATAGCCATAAGTCTATATCTTTAAATTCGACACTAGAAGTAAAGATGAGAGACAACCCTTTAAGTGTAAGGCCTACTGCATTTGGAGACGGGCCTTTTATGTACATCGCCAGTGTGTCTATAACAACAGCAGGTGATAAAACAACAACTATATATGTAACAGCACAGCCTGAAGATGTGTTTAGTTAGCTTCTCAAAGGAGAAATCCTACTCCTCAAAAGAAAAGGTTGATAAGTTTGATGGGCTACCTAAGTGGGGATATATAGATATTACATCTAAATGCTCGCATGGTTGTGCTTGGTGCTATGGTGGTTTTAATGAAGATTTAAACTCAGAGATGAATCTTAATGAATTTAGAACTGTCCTATCAAAACTAAAGGTGATGGGCTTACATCAAATAACTATAACTGGTGGAGAGCCTACCGAGCATCCTCAATTTCTAGAGTTTGTAGCAGAAGCAACTAAAGACTTTATGGTTCACGTATGCTCACATGGTGATTGGACTCAAGACTGGGCAAAAGATTTAGCAAAGCTAGGTGTTAGTCAGATTCAGTTCAACTATCAAGGCTCTAAGCGACATGATGGTGTTCATCAAGTATTAGGCTCGTATCTTAAACAAGTAACAGCAATCAAGCAATCTATCAAGGCAGGCGTTGAAACAGTCGGAACAGTAACTGTTGGGGCTTACAACTTGAAAGATATAGATGGTATCTTCAAAGAGATGTCAGACTTGGGTGTTACTCGTTTAAGAGTATGGGAAGCAACTGGAAAAGGTAATAAGTGGCGTAAAGATAAAGAAGCTAAAGAGATATTTGATATTTGTAAAACCTCGGCATCAGCACTTGGATTTAACTTTGTTCAGTCTTACGACCCAGATATAGTTGGTGATGTAAACGCTCACTGCCCAGCACAAATGCAAATGTTTATGTATATCAATAGTGATTCAGAATTAATTTTCTGTCCAGCAACAGACCAGTTGTTAAACAAGCCTATTGCGTCATTCAAAGAAGATACCTATCAAGCTATTCAAAATAAGTATTCAGCGTTTATGAATAGTCTTTCTTCTGGTACTTGCTTAGCTAGGGAAGGATGAAGGACTGGGTTTGGTATTTGAAATATATAAGCGCTTCAGTGATTCTTGTAGCTATAGGCTTGCATACAATTCCTGAAGCATATCCATACAATGTAATTGTTCATCTAGTGGGGGCGATTCTTTGGACTATTGTTGGCCTTAAAACAAGAGAAGGCGCTATATTGTTAAACTTTATGCCACAAATTATAATTTTCAGTGTTGGCCTGTGGGTGGCTTCATGAATAAGTTAGTAATATTAGGTGGGGGTACTTCAGGCTGGATGAGTGCCGCGTACTTTCATGCTAAAGGTGGATATGACATTACAGTTATTGAATCACCTAACTTCAAGCCTATTGAGATGTCTGCTTCAACTACACCATATTTAAAACGCTTTTTTAAAGAAATTGGTATTGAATCAGAATCTGAGTGGATGCCAGCATGTAAAGCTACGTATAAATTGGCAGTTTTATATGATGATTTTGCTCATCTTGGCTCACGTATGTGGAACTCCTTTGAGGGTGAAGAGGATTGGCATTGTTATTGGAATAAGCATAGGACTGAAGACGGCTTGCCAAACTCAGACTTCTTTTTATCAAGAATCTATTCATCTCATATTGGTATGAACGACTCTGGTAAATTCGTAATGAATAAAGATGGCGAGATGGCTTACCCATATATGCCTAAAAAATCGTTTGGAGGGCATCCAGAACCTTGGGCATACAACATTGATTCAGGCTTGTTCAACCAGTTTTTAAAGAATAGAGTTATGAATGATATTAATTTCGTTCAGACAACTATTGAAGAGATTAAGACTGATGACACTGGTATTACAGCTTTAATTGATTCAGATGGAAATGAGCATACAGCAGATTTGTTCATTGATTGTACAGGTTTTAAAGGTATGTTAATTGAAGCGGTTTGTCCTGATGGACGTATTCCTTTAGACCCTTATTTGTCACACGATAAGGCTATTGTTGTTGATACTAAATATACAGATGTTGAAAATCAAATGTGTCCTAGAACAGGAGCTAAAGCACTATCAAGTGGATGGATGTGGGATATACCTTTGTATGACAGGGTTGTGAATGGTTATGTTTATTCGTCAGAGTTTCAGTCTAGCGAAGATGCTGAAAAAGAGTTATTAGATAATATAGGTGATGATAGAGCAATAAAAGACTCAATCATGCACATGGACATTAAAACTGGGCATTACGCACGACCTTGGTCAAAGAATGTAATCGCTATTGGAATGTCAGCTGGATTTATTGAACCAATGGAAGCAACACTATTAATGACTGTTCAGTTCACGCTGGTTAATATTCATGAGGTGTTTGCTGATAGGATGAATAAAGAAAAGTGTAATGATATATTTGAAGCTGCATTATTCGATACACTTGATTGGGTTTCAACTCAATACTATATGAGTCACAGACAAGACTCAGCATTTTGGCGCTTTAAATCACAGAATGGTACACAGATAAGACCTCGCATGAAAGAGTGGCTAGAATCGTGCAAGACTGCGATGCTACCCCCTAAAGATGATGTGTTATTCTTTCCAAATTGTTGGTACACGAAGTTAGTTGGTTTTGAGTATTACCCCGTTGGTGATGGATTTCCAATAGAAGAAAGTATGTCATTGCCTACATTTTCAGATTCAAACTTTAAGCCCCAGAATAAGTTCAAGTACAAAGAGATGGATGAGCTTAATGCTAGGATGCAAATGGAGAAGATAAGAAACTTTGATACAAGCATATTAATCAGTCAAAAAGAATACTTAGATAAATTTATATACAATAATAAAGGCTAGTGTGGGCACATAGCTAAAGTTATAGGTAAATAGTATAATACTATAAAACACTTAACATGTATCAAGGATTGTAAATGGAGCAGCGATTAGATAGGCTAGAGCAGGCTAGTGCGCGTCACGACGAACAGATATCTACCCTATCCTTGAAGATGGGAGATATGAACACACACTTAACATCAATACAAGACACTCTTAATCAGATAAAGTACATCGCTGTAGGTATGGTGTTCTACTTTACCTTGCAAGAGTTTGGATTTTTTGAGGCATTTAAAGTGGTGTCTAAGGCGGTAGTATAGTGGAAAAACGTGTCAATAGAATTGAAGACCAAGTAGCTAAGACGTTCTCTGAAATAACTAATCTTAATAAGCGTGTTGGTAAGATGAATAACAGAATGACTAAGATGGAACAGGCTGCTATACAGATTAAATACACTGCTTTTGGCGCGCTTGGGGTATTCGTACTCACACAGGTGGGCTTGCTTGAATTTTTAAAACTGGTAAAGTGACACCTATAGAACAGATTGTGTTGATAGCAGACTGCACACTCTTTTACCCATACCTGCTATGTTGTTAAACGAGGAAAGTGGAAATGGCAAGAACTAATCAGAAAGCAAGAGACAGCAAGGGGCGTTATTTAAAGCTTACCGTACTTAACCAAGTGAAATTAGTGTGTAATCGTTTCATGCTCAAGTTAGATGCTTGGCTTAAAAGTATAGACAAGTGATGGGATTGCTAACAAGTATAGCGCCTATATTGGCAGGTTTTGCAATGAAGCTGTTTGCGCTTAACCAACAAGCCAAACAAGAACAACACACTCAGATGCTAGATGCGTTTGCTGCAAGGTCTCAGAATATGCAAGATGCTAGAGCTCAATCTAATAAAGAAAGCCCTATGGCTGCCTTAAACAGACGGGTTATTATCTTTGTGATACTAGCATTAGTTATATTCACTCAAGTAGCTCCTGTGATGTTTGACGTGCCTACAGTAATACCTACAGTTACTAAAGGATTCAGTCTATTAGGCTTTGAAGTAACATCTGACAAGGTTGAATACATTACTGTTAAAGGTATGCTTAAACTAACTGAGGTGTTTGAATGGGCTTCTTTAATAATTGAATTTTATTTTGGCAGTCAGCTCGCTAAGGGGAGATAATGAGCATTAAGCTATTGACTAGTTCAATAATGCTAATTCTTGGACTTCAAGCACACGCTTTAGACCCTATCGTTACAGATTCAACTACAAAGAGTTCTGTACACACTACAGGCGATATAACTACTACGGTTAAGTCACCTCCTCCATCAGCAATCTCACCCTCACTTAGTGGGGGCAATGGTAATGACCAATGTATTGTTGGCGTATCAGGTGCTGTTCAGACACAGATTCTAGGTATCTCAATGGGTTCAACTATTAGAGATATGAACTGTGAACGCTTAAAGAACTCTAAGACGCTGTTTGATATGGGTATGAAAGTGGCAGCTGTATCAGTCCTATGCCAAGACGTAAGAGTCTTTGACGCTATGATGATGGCTGGAACACCTTGTCCTTATCACGGGATTATCGGTACTGATGCTAGAATAGCTTGGCAGAATGATGAGTTGAATAGACCTAAAACAGAGGAGGAAGAAGATGATGGTAGTAATGCGATACTTGGCGGTCTTGGCGCTAGTATTCTCGGGTTCTTACTCATACTCTGAGTACACTTACGGTACGACCAACAACGCGGCTGACAATAGGCTAAATTGGGTGATGAAGAACGTATTGCCTGATGCGTCTAATCTAAGTGTCAATGGCGTATTCTATCAATACACACCTGTCAAAGTCAAAGAAGATGCTATGAAGGTACACGTTCAGAATGAGAACGCTTTAGGCTCTGGGTACATATTCAGAGAAACTGATGATTGGACTGGTCAGCCTGGAGGCATACCAATTAACAAGGTTGTTGGTGTAGCTAATATTCCTGAAGCTGCTTGGGGTGATGGCTCTATTGAAGTTGAAGGTACAGGCTCAGTCATAGATACAAGTGTTATATACAGCTATCAATACGATAATACGTGTGCTAACCCTATAGATGACCCAACTTGTCCTGGCTACAATGATGCCATTCAATCAGTGCTAAACTCTATATCAGAGCCTGTAGCATACGATACAACAGGTGATGTTAAGTTGGTACTAGATAAAAAGGTTGAACTAGAAGAAGAAGTTGATGAAGAAGAGCAAGATGAAGATAGATTAGAGAAGGCATTATCAGCTGTAGATGTTGGTGTGCTAGATGCTAATACGATTGCTCAGAATCATTTGTTACTTAGTTTGACGGCAGGTGTTAGTGTACAAAGTTATTACGATAAACGCATACAGGGCGGTGTTTATGAAGATACGGTAGATATGTCTACTGTACAAATGCCTGATAACGTAAGTGGCGCTAGAGTTGGTTTGGCGCAACAATTAAAGCATAACGAAATGGTCGATATGCAATATAAGCTAGGAGAATAGTATGAAAAAGTTAGCATTAGTAATAATGGCATTTGCCCTTGGTTATGGTTTTGGTACAGTAGTATTTGCAGAGAATGTTCCTATTGAAGGTAGTGTTGAGTCAAGATGTTTAATTACAACATCAAACGCAGGTGTCTATGGAAACCCTCTACCTCAGAAATTAAGTACAGCAGTAGCAGATGGTGGTGTATTACCAATCGTAAGATTTGATATCTCATTAGCAGATGCGTACAAAGCTAAGATAACAACTCCAACAGCTTTCTCGTCTAGTCCTGCTCTATCTGACTCGGTAGCTTGGACAGGTTCTACTATCTTAGGCACAACTTCAGATGCAGGTATGTCAGGTTATGAAGCAGCTAAGGTTGTTTACGATGCGACTACTGAGTTTGATTTAACAGTAGCAGGTTCTACTTGGTTTAAGTCTACATCAACAGCAACATACGGTTATGACAAATCATTTCCTGGCGGATTATATAGCGCTATAGTTGTAGCTGAGTGTATCGCTAAGTAATGAAATACTTTGGGTTTACAGTTGGGTTTGTGTTCTTGTTATGTGTGGCTAATACCCATGCTCACGAGATGACCCCAACGTATCCCAAATTAGAGACTACCCATGTATCAGGTGTTCTTAAAACTAAGATGAAGATATTCAATAGGCGTGAAGACGTATCTTACTATGAGATAGGTGTGTTTGATAAGGATTGGAACGCCATCCCTTTTGTTACCTCTTACAAGGTATTACAGATGGATTACTTAGCGCACGCTGAAGTTGATATTTATATTAATGAAGGTGACGCTAATAGGTCTGAGTATATTTGTTCTAAGTCTAAGCTAAAGAAGGATGATGTAGAAACATCAGCAATAGCTTCACGTATATGTTCGAGGATTAAATGATTAAGGTAATGCTACTAATGTTGTTATCTTTTAATGCGTTTGCGAATAATGCGTTAAGCCTACAGCTACCTAGTATGTCTAATAGCTATCAGTCTGATAAGTTTAGGGCAGGTAACTTAGATTGTTCTAATGCTATTGGTGGCTCTACTAACCTAGAGTTTGGTATGACAGGTATTGTTAATAACGCTATGGGTGAGGATTCAACTAATCCAACCTCAAAAGACGTAGGACTATATGCTAGGATTGTGATGCCCTTAAATGCGCCTAAAGAACGTATCAACTGTAACACCTTGTACAAACTAGAACTAAGAAAGAAACGTCTTGAGGTAATGCGACTTGAACAAGAACTAGCAGACCTTAGAAGACTTGGTATTCAAAATAGCTTTGAGAATTAATTATGGCAAACCTTGGTGATGACTTAAATAAAATAGACGAAGCAAAGGATAAGTTAGCTAATACTACTATCGGTATCTTTGGATATAAGCTAACGCCCACTCAGATAGGTATGGCATTTGCTGTGTTATCAACTACATTAGGTACTTTGTATGGTGGATTCACTATGTATCAGAAAGTAGAAGGTATAGCTAGTTTAGATTTAGGTGCGTATCAATCCAAGATGAGTGCTATGGATATTAAGATTGAACAGGCCTTGGATTACTCGAGAGACATTAAAAACGGTCTTAGAGACGATATTATGCGCATTGAGAATGTTGCTGATAGAGTTGAGGATGATGTTAATACTATCGAAGATAAAGTAAGAAACTTAATTGATGATGCCGAAGAGAGGTTTGAGAATAAAAGAGACCAACTCAGGACATCAAACAAAGCAGATATTAAGGAGTTAGAGGACAGATTATCAGCTAAACTACAACGAGCCTTGGACAATCCATTGGCAAACTAAGGGTTTAAGATGAATAAATATATATTACTAATAACAATACTAATGACAACGGCTTCGTTCGCATTTTTTAATATGCCTCAGCAGATGTTTCAGACGGGCAGTCAGATGATGTTTCCTGCTCAACCTCAACCAACTTGCAGCTGTCAGTGTCTAAAACAATAGACGCCCAGTGGCATAAAAGAGTGGTTTAGGGCATAATAGCAATTAAAGATAATTAGGAGTGATTACATGGGTATTAGCACAATAGAACAAGGCGAAGAGTTAGGGCTGTCTGTCCAGATTGAAGATGGTACAAGTTCAGGGCTTTACCCCCGTGCAATTGTCACCAACGACTCGGGAAGCACTATCTCTGGTGGAACGGTAGATTTAACCGTAGCAGGCACCACAGGAATGTACTACAACGCAGGTACAGCACTAGCTATGCCAGATAATGCGTTTGTAACAGTTACCTACATTATCTACACAGACGCAGGCCATACTACAGAATCAACAACCTATTTACGCTCAGCTGATATGTTTATGAGAGCGGGGGAAGTATCTGCTGACGTCACTAAAGTTAGTGGGTCGGCGAGTGCTGCGGATAAGTTAGAAGCCAACGTACTACTTACTATCGACGCAGCTGTCAATGACGCCTCTGCTTCAACCTCATCGTTCGATACAACCCTAACTGAAACTACAACTAACGCATACGCAGGTAGAGAGCTTCATATGACTAGCGGTAACGCAGCAGGTGAAATTAGTAAGATTACAGCTTATGATGGTACTACTAAAGTAATAACACTATCTCCGGGTCTTTTAACTGCCCCCGCAAACACTGATACATTCACTATTTTCTAATGAGGGTATTATATGAGCTCTAGATTAGGGTTTTCAGGATATATTAGAAAGGACCGATATACGGATGAGGGTCAGCTAGACATCACTCTAGCGACTATGCAGTTGTTAGGGCCGTCGCATTCTATTGCTATTGATGAGACAGTACATGTCGACTTAGCAACAATATCACTAAGTGCTGGTGCAGTAACCCTAACAGAAACGACCCATGTAGATTTATCCAGCATGGGTTTATCTACTTATGACGTAGACAACATAATAACCCTACCTGCTGCAACACTACAGGTAGCTACTTATGACGTAGACAACATAGTAACCCTGCCTGCTGCAACACTACAGGTAGCTACTTATGACGTAGACAACATAGTAACTCTATCTGCACAGGCATTGCAATTGGCTGCTAACGACGTAGACAACATAGTAACCCTGTCTGCACCTGCACTGCAGTTGGTAGGAAAGGATGTTACTTTAGAAGAAACAGTGCATATAAGTACTGCTACCATAGCGCTGGTAGGACAAGAAAACACCACTATTGCAGAGGTAAATGTAGACACAGCAGCAGTTGCACTAAGCACCGCTGCAATAACTCTAACAGAGTCTCCTAACGTAGATTTATCAGGTATGGCACTAAGTGCCTTAGCTGTATCCCTTGAAGGCACAATAAATGTATCTGCAGTTACTGTAGCTTTAGTAGGGAATACAGTTGTAGTAGAGCAGAGTGGTACCATGGGCATAACATCCCTGCAGCTGGTCACTAAGAATGTTGATAACATAGTTACACTATCAGCTGGCGCTATGGCCATCACTAGTTACGACGTCAGTTTAGAAGAAGATATATTAGTAGACTTAGCTTCTATTGTACTGGTAGGTAAAAATATAGATATTATATTGGACAGCTACTTAACTGTAACTGGAGTGTCTGCGACAGGCTCCGCTAGTAAAATAACTACTTGGGCAGATTTAGTCACTGCAGATACCAATACTTGGACAGAAGTACCCGCGGCATAGGTAACGAATTAATTAATTAAAACATACAATAGGAGCAGGTCATGGCATCAAGCTATACAACAAATTTAGGGTTCGAGAAGCAAGGGGATGGTGAAAACGCATCTACTTGGGGTGTAAAGGTCAACACTGTCTTTGACCTCATAGAGGATGCCATCGCAGGTGTTGGCTCCATCTCAATGACGGCAGATGCAGACAAGACACTAACTGATATAGACGGCGCAGTAGATGAGTCACGAAGTGCGGTACTAGAATTTACCTCAACACTGTCCCTAACCGCAACGCGCTCTATTATAGTACCCACCTCAGGCAAAATATACATAGTTAAGAACGGCACTACTGGAGGTCAGTCTCTTACAATAACCACAGTAAGCGGTACAGGTGTTACTATTGCTAACGGCGATATAAGAATAGTCTACTGTGACGGTACAAATATATTAGAAGCAGGCGCAGCAGACCAGACGGCCGCTGAGATTAAGACCTTATTAGAGAATGGCATTGACAGTATTCATTATGTAGACGGTAGTATTGATAATGAACATATTGCAGACAATGCAATTGACAGCGAGCACTACGCTGACGGCAGTATCGACACAGCCCATATTGCAGATGACCAGATTACAGTAGCAAAAATGGCAGACAACTCAGTTGACTCTGACCAGTATGTAGATGGCAGTATCGACACAGCCCATATTGCAGATGACCAGATTACAGTAGCAAAAATGGCAGACAACTCAGTTGACTCTGACCAGTATGTAGATGGCAGTATCGACACAGCCCATATTGCAGATGACCAGATTACAGTAGCAAAAATGGCAGACAACTCAGTTGACTCTGACCAGTATGTAGACGGGTCAATTGATGCGGCTCATTTATCAGCTACATTAGGTGATTTAAGAAGAGGGGTTACCCATGTAGGTAGAGATGCTAATGACCATATTCAGATAGACACCAATATGATAAGATTCTATATTGACGGTGTTAATGTAATGAGCTGTGATGCTTCGGGCAATATAATCGCCAAAGGCAATGTAACAGCTTACGGAACACCTGCTTAAAGGAATTGAAATGAGCATTTACGGATACGGGTACGGGACAAACGATGGGCAGAACGCCATTGACTGGAATTACTATAGGTATCCAGAACAGCAGGTAGGGGCAAGACCTCTGGATTACCCTGCTCACTTACCTTGGCCTCCTCCTCAACCTAATGTCAATGTAGACAGCGGTGGGGGCGGCGCTATGCCTAATATCAATGGCGGTACCTCACCTACGGGGCAGGGGCTTGGCTCGTTAAACGGCGGTAAAGAGTATGGTTGGAAAGACGTGGGTAACTTCCTGTCTAACCAGACTCTGGGCCCTATGGGTGAGCACGTCGGCTTAGGTAATTACAACGCAGGTAATGCAATAGGGACAGTGGGCGCAGGCTTACTAGGGGTCATGAATCCTGTCGTAGGTATGGGACTAAGCTGGTTAGGTAATCAGGCTTGGGGCAATAAGTACGGAGAGGACGGCTTCTGGGGCAGCTTCTGGGGTGAAGATAAAGATAAAGACGATGAAAAGACAGACGACGGACTGGGTGACAATCCTCTAGGTATTCCTGGTAAGGATAATTTAGGTAGAGGATTTACTAATCCAAGTGACTTAAGTAAAGGACCTAATCAGTTTGGGCCAGAGGGTTTCAATATGCAAGATGGTGTGGGTGTTACAGACCCTAGTGGTCCGTACGGTGACGGCAGCGGGCTAGGGTATAACGCCCCTACCACAATCGAGACATTCAGCCCTGATAACAACTACGGATATACTGGCCCCGACTCTAATGGAAACAGTCAGAACTTCAACTATACTGGCGGCGACGGCTCAGCAGGCGACGGCTCAGGATTTGGTGAAAACAACTCAGGATTTGGCGGTTTTGAAGATGGTACCGATGAGAGTGACGCAGCTGCTGCGGACCAAGGCGAATGGTAGATTTAAAGGAGCTTTAAATGGCATTACAATCGATTAACTTTCCTCCGGGAATACAAAAAGAGGGTACAACCTACTCTTCAGAGGGCTCTTGGGCTGATGCAGACAGGGTTCGATTTAAAGCAGGAATGCCTGAGCGTATTGGCGGCTGGACAAAACATATTAATGGTACTTTAAACGGTGTGGCCAGGGCTATAGTAGCATGGCGCTCCAACAACGGTACTGTTAATACTGCTTACGGCACACATAAGAAACTGTACCTGGAGCAGGGCGGTACGCTTTACGACATAACACCTCTTAGAAAAACTACTACTACCATGTCTAGCGACCCAGCAGCCTCGGTAAATGCATCTACTACAGTCACAATAACAGACACAGCGCATGGCGCCTCAACAGGAGACTTTGTAACCCTGTCTGGACTTACAATGGGCGCATCAGGGCTGGTAACTACAGAAGTAAATGCCAATCATGAGCTTACAGTGCTTACTGTAGATACATATACTATAACGGTAGCAACTGCAGCGTCTGCTACAGTATCTGTAGGCGGAACAGCAGGTGTTGCAGCCTATGAAGTCAGTATTGGTACGATTACCGAGTCCTTTGAATACGGGTACGGTACTTCTACATGGGGCGATAGTACGTGGGGAACAGCGCGTACTACATCGTCGGTTACACTAACCCCTAGAATTTGGTCTTTAGACACGTTTGGTGAGGATTTAATAGCAACATACGAGCAGGGGCTGTTGTATACCTGGGACGCATCAGGCGGCTCAGGAGTCAGAGCGACCGTTATAACCAACGCTCCTGCTAGCAACAGTCGAATCTTAATATCTACCCCAGACAGACATCTTATTGCATTTGGGTCACATAATGGGACAGAGTTTGACCCATTATTAGTTAAGTGGGCTTCGCAAGAAAGCACCACAGACTGGACAGCTAGTAGTATTAACACCGCAGGTAGTATGAGAATATCAGGAGGCTCTAAAATTGTAGGAGCCCAGCGAGGTCAGGGTCAAGTTCTAGTATGGACAGACACTGATTTACACTCTATGCAGTTTACAGGACCTCCGTATACATTTGGTTTCCAGCAGATTGCAACAGAGTGTGGGGCTGCGGGTCCTAATGCTATGGTGGTATCCAACTCAGTAGCATACTGGATTGGGCAACATAACTTCTATATGTATGATGGTTCTGTAAAACCACTACCTAGTACTGTACGTACTTATGTATTTAACGATATTAATAAGACGCAGCGTAGTAAGATGGTGGCAGGACTAAACCAGGCGTTCCATGAAGTGTGGTGGTTCTACCCGTCTGAGAGTAGTACGGAGAACAATAAGTATGTGATGTATAATTATGCAGAAGGGGTGTGGTCGCTTGGTGCCATGGGCCGTAGCGCTTGGGTAGACAGAGGAACATTTAGACTTCCTATTGGAGTTTCTGATACAGGGGTAGTTTATGACCATGAGAAAGGAAATACTGAAGACGGTACTGCTATGGTGTCCTATATTGAGTCTGCTGAGTTTGATTTAGGTGAGGGTGATGAGTTATTCTCACTACATAAAATCATACCTGACATATCACAAGACGCAGGGTCTGTTGATATTAGCTTCGATGCTAAGCTGTACCCTAACGATGCAGCTAAGGCATACGGACCTTTCACTGTAACCCCTACAACAGAAAAGATAAACACTAGGCTTAGAGCGCGCCAAATCAGCATTAAATTTACTTCAGATGCCTTATTAGACGAGAAGTGGCGACTTGGTACATCCCGTATTGATATTAAACCTGCAGGAAGGAGATAGAATGGCAGTATTACTAAAGGAAAGATTCCCTATTCCTAGAGATACATACGATAAAGAGCAGTTAAATCAACTAGTTAGAGTGTTAGAGCTTGCTTTCCGTAGGGTTGACTTTGAACTAGCTGATGACGCAGACCAGCGTGAAGCTGAAGGTTGGTTACTGAGATGAGTAACTACTTTAAATCAGCAGGTACAGCTTTACCTACTACCGCAGCAACTACATTATTAACAGCGACTGCCCAGTCGTCTTTTATCTTAAGTAGTGTTATAATATCCAACACTACCGCCGGAAGCGAAACAGTAGACATAAATTTCGTCGATAGTAGTGCAAGTGCTACATTTAATATCGCCACCGAGCTTGCTATTGGCGCCAAAACCAAGATAGAACTATTGAGTAACTCTTTTGTATTAGAAGAAGGGGATTCGATGACAGCAACTGCATCAACTGGTAGCTCTATTGAAATCGTAATATCATATTTAGATAGGTACAGAGGCGGATAATGGCAGGCATACAAGATTTAGCGCAATACGGTAGAGGCAACGACACAATGATTGCTCACGTAACTCCAGGCGAGCAGATGATTCCGCCTGAGATGATGGTGCGCCACCCTGGTCTACAGAAGGAGTTATACCAAGCCTATGAGGCTGAAGGTATGGACCCACGTCAATTTAAAGTAGGCTCAGGTATCACTTCATTAAACCCGACTACAGGCATGCCTGAGTACGGGTTCTTCAAGAAATTATTTAAAGCTGCGGCACCTGTCGTAGGCTACGCATTGGGTGGCGCTGCAGGCGCTGCTATTGGCGGTGCTCTAGCAGGAGCCTCTGACGGAGGCGGCTGGAAGGGTGCTTTAAAGGGTGGCGCTATCGGTTACGTCGGTGGCTCTCTTGCTGCAGGCGGCGCTTTCGGTGATACGATTGCAGCGAACTCAGGTATGGGTTTTGGCGGAGCTACAGGCACAGCTGGGCTTGGTTCTTTTGGCACAGAGTGGTCGGGCACGCCAGGAGCATGGGGTAGCAACGGGGTTTCTAGCTCTATCGAACGCCATGGTGGTATTGGTAACGCGTGGCAGAACCTAGGTAAAAAAGCAACCAGTAGCCCTATGCTAGCAATGGCAGCATTAGGCGCTCTTTCAGAAGAGCCTGACAACGGCGGTGGTACTCCTTACGTTCCAAACGATAAGAAAGGCGACCCATTTAAGATAGACCGTCCTGATTTAGAGTCAGGTACTGGAGTTCATCAAAGTAATGCTATCACAGATGCGACAGCAGGATATGGTGCTGGGTACAAGGACTACAAAGCCGTAAACATGCCATACAATAGTGCAGACTATGTACAAACTCCGGTTATAAAGCCAACTGCATTAATACTAAACAACCCAAAGATAAGCCCAGAGGAGTTGATGGAGTATTATAAGCCTAAGGCTTATAAAGCACAGGGCGGAATGATTAATCACGGCACGACAGGTACTGCTGACGATGTTCCAATTATGGCATCGAGAGGTGAATTTGTAATGACAGCAGACGCTGTAAGAAACGCAGGACAAGGCGACCCAAGAGTGGGCGCTAAGAAACTATATAACCTAATGTACAATTTAGAGGGAGCAAGATAATGGCTACATCATCAACAACTACGATAGGCGGCATCCCTGAGTGGATGGAAGACTATGCCAAGAAGACAATGGCATCAGGGCAGTCTCTTGCAGAAACTCCCTATTCATCATATGGTGGTCAGCAACTGGCGGGCTTTACAGCACCTCAAACACAATCAGCTAATCTAGTACAGTCTAATGTAGGCTCAGGACAAGCAGCCCTGGCGGCTTCTACAGGCTTAGCAGGCGAGCAGGCGAAATACGCAAGACAGGGTATCGCTCAAGCAGGAGCGGGAACTCCGTTATTCGGTCAGGGTGTTTCTATGACTGGTGCGGGTGCTGGCCTAACTAACGAGGCTGCCGCGGCAGCAAGAGGAGCCCCATCTACATTCAATGCAATGTTGCCTGGTCTAGCGTCTCAGTATGCAGGCACAGCACAGTCTTATGACCCTAGGTCAGCGGGTGCGTTCATGAATCCATATCAAGACGCTGTAACTAAGCAGGGTCTTGATGAGATGCGCCGACAAGGTACACAAGGACTTAACCAGATTAGTGCAAACGCTGTGGGCGCTGGTGCGTTCGGCGGCGCGCGCCACGGTATAGCCGAAGCAGAGCATCGTAGAAACATGCTTGACCAGCAAAGCAAATTCATTAACGAGTCAAATATGCAAAACTACGGTCAGGCTCAGAATGCTTCTCTACAGAACTTCCAAAACCAGATGGCTCGTCAAGCAGGCGCAGCACAAGGTCTTCAGGGACTAGGTCAGACAAGTTCAGGACTACAGTCAAATGTAGCCACTCAATTAGGTCAGCTAGGCGGTCAGTACGGTACGATGGGTCAGCAGTTAGGTGCTCTAGGTAGTAGATACGGACAGATGGGACAAACACAAGCTAACATCGGCGCGCAACTGGGTCAGGTTGGTCAGACTCAAGCAGACTTGGCTAGAATGTCACGTGGCTTTACTGGTGATGATATCAACAGTCTACAGAATGTTGGTAACTTACAGCAGGTACAAGCACAGCGTGGACTAGACTTAGACCAGGCAGCGTGGGAGAAGCAGCAGAAGCATCCATATGAACAGCTTAACTTTATGAGTGGTCTAATTAAAGGGACTCCTTATAGAACTCAGCAGATGTCTACAACAGAAACACAGGACCCATCTAGAGCTAATCAGGTACTAGGTGGACTAGCAACACTGGCTGGAGCCGGTAAAGACTTTAACTGGTGGGGTAATAAATGAGCATCGCAGAAAAACTAATAGAGTTCACCAAGTCATTAGACGAGGCGGATAACTCAAGAAAGAATCCTGTCGAGGGTATGACCATGGCAGATAAGATGCAGATGGGCATGGGTGCTATGGGTACTTTATATGGGAGTGCCGCTGAGCAACAAGGCATGCCTACCCAGGACTGGATGAAGCAGAACATCGCGGCTGGTGATATGGACATGGCTGGTCGGAATATGGCGGGTGCTATGAATAATACAACGCCTGAGCAGATGCAGGTGTTTCAGGGTATTGAAGGTATCCCATCTCAAATGATGCAGCCTGTAAATCAACCACAGGCCCCGCAATTATCGCAGACACAGCAGAACGTAGTAGCGGGTGAAAACTCAATGAACCGTATGCAGCAGGAAGTGGATTACGCTAAATCACAACAAGCAGCACAGGCTAAGCAACAAGCAGCACAGCAACAACAGCAGAACGCTGGTATCACCTCACTATCGAACGAGGATGTAGCAATAGCGCAGGGCGAAGCTAAGGGCTTAGTAAAACAAGCAGTAGCAGACCAGGCAGACGATATTGATGACACGGCGCAAGCAGCAAAGGAAACACAAGGCTGGTCAGAAGAGCATTTCAGAGGGGCTATTAAAGTAATTGATAGCCTAATACAGCAGACAAACCCTGAATCAGCAGAGTACGCCTCTTTACAAAACAGAAAAGCAGACCTAATTAGAGTCTATGAATCTCAAAAAGGCAGTGACGACCCTCGTAAGGCGATGGCGAACCAGGTCGCTGGTAATCAGAGGATAGCTCAAGCTAAACTAGATGGAGAACAGATTCAGCAGTTGGCCCGTACACAGCAGCAAGCAGTAGCACAAGGGCAGGATGTTTACGCTGAGGAGCTTGAGGAGCAGGATACTTTAAATCAACTAAGTGACTGGGACATGGAGACTAAGATGCAGGACGCGCAGGCACAGTTCGGTGAACTAGACCAGGAATACGCACAAACAGAACAGGACAAGCAGATAGGCGCCGACGAACGCGCTGCCTATTTAGAGGAGATGAGCGGTACTGGGGACGCGCAACAGATGGCATACCAGCCAGCTGAAAAGAGTGCTCAGCCAGCTCCTACTTCAAGAGAGCGTATTAATATGACACTCGACAATGTGAACGACCTGCAGGGTGGCGAGCAATTGGTAGACCGGATTGCCAGAGAGCAGGCAGCTATCGATGAAGCAGACGCGGTACGCCAAAGTATCGTAGACACAGCTATGGACGAGCCTACTTTCCCTGATACGGACAAGGGTGATAGCGACAGACTAGCGTATCAGGCACAGGACGCTGGTTTTGACAACGTGCATGACTACTTAGCAGATACAGAAACTACACCAGGTGCTAACGTAGGAGCAGGCTGGAAAGACAAGACAGCTGATAATCAAATGAAGGCTATTGAGCATCAGTTCAGTAAGCTAGATAAAGAAGTTGCCTCTCGTATTACCGAGGCAGTCCAGACACCTCCTCCACCAGGGGACGAAACAGGTGTTGCCTCTGTAAACAATATGAAGAAGACAGTAACAGAGTCTGTTTTAAATGAGGCTGGTAGTATAAAGTCTTCAGCCGACTTACGAGGCGTATCCGCTAAGATTTTTAAAGAGGCTATGGCCTTGGAGAATATGAAGAACGCGGACAGAGACTGGGGTCCTGCTATGATGCAGTTTGGCTTAACCCTAATGTCAACTCCGGGCAACCTACTAACAGGTATTGGTATTGCAGGAAAAGACGCACTTAAGATGTGGCAAGACATCAAGAAAGGCGATAAAACCGCAGCAACTGCTAAGAAAGAACTAGCTCTTAAGTACGCAGAACTCGCTGATACTAAAGACAAAGAAGAAGACACTGCTAAAGAGAAGCTATATACTAAATGGGATGCTAACGAAGACGGTACTGTCTCAACTTCGCAAGTAACTGGTAAGAAAACAGGTAAGGAGCGAGCTTCCCAGATTCTAAACGAGATGGCAGGCATCACTACTAAAGGAGACCTAGAAAAATTAACGCCTACGCAGGCGGCTCAGTTCTCTAACGATTACATCTCAGCATACAACGGCTCTAGTACAACAGATAGTTTTGGTAATGTTACTAACCTAACGGGTAAGACACATCCATTGAAGGTATTGGCTACATTGCGTAAAAAGTACCCTAATAATAAAGAGCTAGGTGCTATTGAGACAGCACTACGCGACAACCGACCTCTTAATAAAGTACAAGGTGAGCTGAAAGCCAGAAAGCATTCAGTTAACAGTTTGATGGTTGCCTATAAAGACCTTAAGGACATCGTAAACAAAGCCCCTGCTAACTCAACTAACTGGGCAGGTAATTTAGCCTCTAAAATTGACAGCTTACTTGACCCAGTTTGGGGAAGTAAAGTGGGTACTAACAAAGGTGCTATTGACTCTGCGTTTGAAGAGACCTTTGACAGTAGCTTCGACGAGACGGTTAGAAACAACGTAGCGGTGAAGAGCCTAATTAAGACACTGGCTAGACACCGTCTGATGGCGCGCTTTGGAGAGAAGGGCCGTTCTATCTCTAACGAAGACATGAAGCAAGAGATTCAAAACATTTCGTCAATGACGGAGTGGGGTGGTTCTAAGCAGAAGGTAATCGAAGGTATTGACACAGCTATGAAGGCTGACCTAAGAGCCTATGGCTCAGAGTGGGAGTCTGCATTTGGTAATACTAACGGCTTTACGGATAGGTTTACAGACGGTAATGGTGAAATAGCGGCTAACTTAGCGTACGGGGTTACTACTACACGCGGCCCGCGTAAGAACACACACCCTTTCCAGTCTAATTCAGGTGGCGCCTACGACGAAGCGTCGTTTACAAGGCACATCAAAGGTAAGTTCAATGACTTTATACAGTCTAAAGTAGCCAATCCTTCGGCAAGACTGAAGCAGTACATAGAGTCTAGCTTCCCAGAGAAAGACTGGGGTAAGCTAATGAAAATAACAGCAGATGCATTTGACTAAGGATAAACATGGGATTTAATTTAGACGAGTTTAATAACGCAGGTACTTATCAAGGAACTACAGAGGTTTTAGACGCCCCTGAGGATTCTAGCACTCCTAATTGGGGCTCGTTTGAGTCCAGGGTGAGAGAGTCTGGTATCGAGTCAAGTGTGATGGATACCCATATCTGGGGTGTAGACTCAGAAGAGTCAGGAGTTACGCACAACGCGCCATACGATATCCAGTCTACTATGTCATACACCCCGACAGACTCGTACCAATTCACTTTAAAACATATGTTAAAACGTGAGTTTCCTGAGGCTGCTGATAACGGACATTTCTTCGATGTGTACCAAGATAAAGACTCAGGCAAGTATGTCTATACTGACCCAGAAGGCAATAAGACGTGGGTCGAGCCCCCTGGTATAGACATTGAAGACATCACTACGGAACTAGTGCCTATGGGTACTGAAACAGTAGCGGGTGCCATGGGAGGTGCGGCAGGTTTTGCAACACCGGCACCGGGTGGTACTATCATGGGCGCTGCAGCGGGCTCGGGAGTAGGTGCTTTTGCATGGAGAGCTCAGGATTTAAAGGACAGGTTGGACAAAGGATTGCTAGACCCTAGTATATACGGCACAGCCGAAGAACCTAATTACCTATCTCTGTTCAACGAGACTAGCAAACACGGAGCCTTGTCTGCAGTGGGCTCCGTAGGCGGAGATGTGCTGACTAAAGCCTTCGGTATGGTGTTCAACAAGACTAAAGACAAATTTATAGAAAAGAAGCTGTCTGCTATTGTAGACGATGCGATTGTAGAGGGCGTTAAAAAGAAAAACGAGCTGTTCACAGAGGAGGAGTTTGAGCATCTAACTACAGGTCAGATGCTAGCGCGGCTAGCTGAGCACAAGCTAGAAGTAGCCTCAGGTAGAGGTGAGAAGGCCGCGGCCCAGAAGCTGCAGGCAGTATCTCGACAGCTCCAAGAGCAGGAGACTGAATTTCTAGGTAACTCTAATATCAGTACAGAGTTAAGAGAGAAGTTGTTTGCGCAGGGTGGTTATATATACGACCAGTATAAACTAATGCTTAATAACGCAGGATTACCTCACGAAGTGTCTGAGGCGTTAACAGAGCTACAGATGCGGGACAAGGGTAAGAATATCCAAGATTACGTAATGGCTAATCACGATGAGTACTTAAAAGCAACAGGTAAGCGCTTTAAATCGAGTACTGAAGAGTTGCAAAGACGTATTGATACCATTGTCGGGTATGCAAGGTCGCCCGACAAGGCTGGCTCTCAGATAAAGAGTACTATCAATTACGCTAAGAAGAGATTCGACGACGATATTGATGCAGAGTACAAGTCTATTCTTCAAATGATTCCCAACGGAAGTAATAACAAAGTATTCGACTTGACTTCTTTTACAATGGGGCCTTTCGCACGATGGAATAAGCAGGTAGGTGAGGCAGTAGGTGAGTTTGACGTAAATAAGAAGTTCATCGGTGATATGAAGAACGACTTATTCGAGATGGTTAAAACCGTAGGTAAAGACGGTAATGAGGTCATGGTGCGTCAGATTAAGAAGCTGGACTACGCCGGTATTGATAAGACCCTTAAGAAACTACGCCAACGCAGACGTCAGGCATTCAACGCTAATGACCCTTCGGCCTCTTTTGATAGAGATATGCTCAAAGAGTTCATCGGCGAGCTGGAAAATATCCGGGCAGATGGGCTTGAGAATATTGTCCGAGGTAATGATGACGCTTTAGATAGACTACTGCATGTAGAGCATGCTTACTCTCAAGGCAGACGTACGTTTGATTCAGATATTGTCCTTAATATCATGGGTGGCTCTACTAAAGAGGCAGATGTATGGGGGTTAGTTAAAAATGCAGGTCCTGGCGATAGAGACTACCTGAAAGATATTATGAAGACGCACCTACCTGACGCTGGTCTATACAGTGGCGACGCTTTATATCAGACAATCCGTAGAGGTATCTTTAATGAGTATCGCAAGAAAGTATTAGGTATTTCTAAGGCTGGCAAAGGCTCAGATATACTAGAAATGAGTCCTAATTACTACTCTACCAAACAAGGCGAGCACGCGGAGTGGCTTAATGAAAACGACTCCATTGTTAAGGAGTGGTTGACTACTGCGGACAGAGAAAAACTCAAGAGTGTTGAGCACATGGCTCAGATTACTGTAAATGAGCAGGGTGTCTGGAAAGAACTACTGGAAGATTTCAACACCCTACCTTGGGGTAGTAAGAAGACAGGCCCTTTAAAAGGTACTCTGAAAGATACAGAAATGCTGTTCCATAAGACATGGGGCGCAGGTAAAGTAGGCGATTCACAAAAGCTACACAATACGCTACATAGGGCAGACGGTACTATCAAGCCTGGCGCAGAAGATGTAGTGGCTGATTATCAGTCTATGATTATGAATGACATGAATCAGACTATCATCAAACGGGCAGACGCTGGTGAACGACTTAAAGTAGGTAACTTTATCGACCAAGACGCAGTTCGCAAGTATTTGAAAGACAATACAGCTAAGCTGGACATGTGGTTAGGTGCTGATACATTACAGTCGTTACAAGATGTACTGAGGCTGTCTGAGGTAATGGAGTCTGGTTACAAGGGATTCACCAACGCAGGTGAGGGCGACGCTTTCGCTAAGGCTATGATGGATATGGGTCGTGCTTACGTAGGTATGTTCACAACTCCAGGTCGTATGCTAACAGCTGGTAAGAGAATACGTGCCCGAGGCACTAATAGAAAGCAGATGGAGAGGATACTGTCCCCTGCACTGGCTGCGGCTCAAATCTCTAAAGGAGACCGTTCTTTATTCAAGCGTATGTTCTTCCAAGTATTTGGAAAGTCTGAAACGCGCGCTGGGGAGCCGGATGCAGTGGAGGACCAGCTCCAAGACCCTGCTTCTAAATTTAATCTAGATGAGTTCACAAGCGGTGCAAAGGTATCTTTTAAGAACGGCGGCGTAGTCCATGACTACCAGCTACCTACTTTAAAACGACCGGACCACGTCGACGACATGATTCAGGGATATGCTGAAGGCGGCTATGTAACACAAGACCAGATGCAAGGCATGATGCAGCAGATGAGCGGTGTACAGCCTACGCTACAAGCGACACCTGTCGTACCTCCTTTACAAGAGCCAGAGATGGCGATGCCTATGGCACAAGATACGGGTGTTATGTCAGTTATCGAGCAACAAGCGCCAGTCATGACAAAGAAACAAAAAGAAAAAGCCCGAGTTAGGGCTGTAAAAAAAGGAAACAAGCGCGGTAACGCGATGCCTCCTCCTAAGACAGGAATACTGTCTGGGTTTTAGTTTAGGGCTAACGTGTAGTTATTTGTAATCTCCTTTTCACTATGCGTGGCCACCCTATTACTACTTTAAAACGGAACTTCGCCTTCTGTGTCGTCCGTGCCAATAGTAGAGCCTGTAGCACTACGATAGTCTTGGATTGTCTTGGTGCTTTGCTGTTCTTTAGCAGTGAACGATAGAGACATAAAAGGCGCTCCTTTTTTACTCTTCTTTACCCATGATGATATCCAGTACTCTGTACCGTCAATCTCACACGAGCCCGAGTATAGCGGGGAACGCTCTGATTTGAGTTCCCTGTTCTTAAACAAGACACCTGTTAAGTTGTTGTCGTAATCTGACATTATAGTCTCCTTAAAATTGTATTTAATTCTTCGCCTGTAGTGAGGTGTATATAACAAGCCTCACGTAAAACTCCGTACATATAAGCTCTACGTAAGTTAGACGCGTCGTACTTGCTACCTGCCCTCGACTTTAAAGTTAAGTCCATATCTCTTAGTAGTTTATCCGCATCTGTGCCTGTCATATTAATATCCTAAATTAGAACGGGATACTGTCGCCAGTATCAGAAACTTCTGCAACAACTACGTCATCACCCTCGTTATAGTTAGCGCTCTTAGAGCCACCTTTAACAGCATCGTACAAACCTTTAGCGGTAACGTAGGCATTCTGGTCAGTAACAAAACCATCTAAAGTAAATGCAATACCTTTCCAAGTACCGTGGTCATTAGACTCTGAGGTAGAGTTCAGCTTAACTTGGTTAGCGAACATCGGAGGAGCAAACATGCCGTTAGCACCCTGCACCCGTACTGCGTTCAATTGAGTCATCAACTTACGTGATGCTTTAACTTGACTAGACGCCATTGAGATAACAGCAGGGTCGTAGGTACCGTCATCGTTAATAACGATTACAGTCAACTCTCTTGTGTCCGCGGCTTGGTTACCGTTAGCGAAGTAATCCTTACCGTCTTCCCCACGTGTGATACCTAGTGCTTTCGCCTCAGTAGGTGTTAGCTTACCTAAGAAACCACCGCCTTGCTCACGTGACTGCCACTCAATGTAACAGCGCTCGTAGTAGACAGGTAGAAACGTAAGTTCTTCGTACAGCTTCTCTGTAGCAGTGTTGTAAAACATACCTGCTTTAGCGCCTTGTACATAACCTGGGTTATCTTCGTCCACCTGTGGTGACATCTTTTGTAGAGGACGTAGGAACGGCATCGCTTGGTCTGCCGCCTCAATGTTCTCTGTACCCATGCCTGCATCTTGCTCAAATGAGCCCATGATTGCTAATTGACTATCTTCTTGTTCTTTCTTTGTCATTTTTGTTGTTGACATTTCTTACTCCTATGTTGTTATTTTTAGTTTTATTTGATAATTGACTCTTGGTACAAAAAGATGCCCATTAGTTCTAGAGGTATATCTTCCCCCTGCGCTAGCTTTTCTTTAGCTAACGCTTTTAGTGACCCCGTGTTGATACTGATATCTTCATGGAAGTTACTAAAACCGTTATCGACTAGTAAGTCGATTAATTCTTCTGCTCTTGAGTTCTCACCTTTCTGAAACTCAATCACCACTGTGTCTTTTATCAAGCTACCCGCGCCATGCTCTTTCAGCCAGTTGGCTACTTCCGCACGGTTCTTCTTAGGTAGAGATGCTCTCATCTGGTCTTTGACGCTGATGGAGGAGCCATTCTCTAATGTGAATGACGCCATACCTACCGACTGCATTGCCTCGGGTAGGTCTACTTGGGATATCTGAATATATTCCTTCTTGGTTCGCTTGACATCATCCTCTAACTGAACCAGCTCAGCTTTCTTAGCGACCTGTGCATTAGCTATGTCAGATATCTTATCAATATGTACGCTCTGTACATCCTCTTGTGTTGGTATGTCTGCTTCAAACATACTCTCTAAATTACTTTTTTGCATATTATGCTCCTTCTTAAATTGAAATATCTATCGCGTAGTAGCGATTCTCTTTCTTGTCCCACGTTAGTACTTTAATCTTACCGTGATTCGCTTTAGATGCGATTGCACCGACCATGGCAATCGCGGCTGGCGCTCCCATAGCAAGGATATAATCCTTATCTGAAAAATCCCGTAAGTCGTTCTTCAACTGTCTCACAACAGGAGCAACTCCCGCGGTGATATCCCCTGGTGGTAGCAAATACTGTAGCCTGCCGTATCTCAGTGCATCACTCAAGTCAACAAATCTAAACGGCTGTTGACAAACGTACACTACGCCTTCTTCTTGTTCCATGTTTCCCTTTCTTTAGTTATAAAATTCTAAACTTCTGTCTTGTAGTATACCCTAATTAAACACTTAGTGTAAGTTTCTATGAAATAAAACTCGCTATGTCTTTAATTATTGTATCGGCAATGTTCTGCTTACTACGCAGTGCCTTAATAATAGACTCGTCTACCGTACCACGCGCCACTAGGTCTCGGTATACAACATTCTTCTTCTGACCAATACGCATCGCCCTGTCCTCAGACTGTAGTCTGTCCTCAAGTGAGTACGAATTAGAGTAGTAGATAACACTAC